TATTTAAAAAGGTAACACCAAAAGGTGATACATCTTGGTATGTTAAATGGGCGTCATCATTAGTAATTTTGACAGGTATGGTTTTGACATCAGCAAGTATAGAACCTTGGAATATGTGGACACATTTAATAGGTGTATCTGGTTGGTTAATTGTAGGTATGATGTGGCATGATAGAGCATTGATATTATTAAATGGTGTTGCAATCTTTATATTTGCAAGTGGTATTTTAAATTTTTATTATGGCTAAGTATTTTGACGAAGAATGGCCAAAAGAAGAAGAGATGTTGAATATTGGACTAAAAATGTCCAGACAAAATAAAGCAGACAGGCAAAAAGTGAAAAGAGTATTTTGTATTGGTAACGGTGAAAGTCGTCAAGGTTTTGACCTAGAACAATTAAGAAAACACGGTACGATATATGGTTGTAATGCTATATACAGAGATTTTATGCCAGATGTATTAACAGCTGTTGACCATGGTATTATGCATGAGATATATCATGCTGGCGTAGCACAAAAGATACCTTGTTATTTTAGAGATTGGACAAAAGTACCTGCTATGACATATGAAACAATGTTATATGCTGGTGCAGATAAATTAGAAGCTGATGAACATTTAAAATATGTTTTGAAATCAAATGATAGAGGCGATAGTAAAGAATATGTAATGCATGGCTCTAATATTCAAGGCATTGTAAACATGATAAAAAGAGAACCAGATAAATTTAAAAAAGATATAATGCATTTGGAAAAGAAAGAGATTAATCATGCTACGATTAAAGTATCTTGGATAAAAGAACCTGACCATTCTATATCGTTGACCGATATAATGACAGAGAATGATAAACCTAGAGACCACGGTTGGGCTTGTGGTGCAAGTGCAGGTTATGTAGCAATACATAGAGAACAACCAGATGAGATATATTTGATAGGTCACGATTTACATAGTGCAACAGATAAAGTAAACAATTTATACAAAGGTACCAAACATTATGTAGCACCAGAGAACGGACCTACACCTGCTGTAAACTGGATAAACCAATGGTACACATTGGCAGATTGGTACCCTAATACAAAATTCATCAAAGTAAATAGATATAATGACGGTAGGGACGCTATAAACGGTCCTATTGAAAAGTGGAATGAAAGAAAAAATATTACATACACCGATTATTCCACGCTTGACAACTTAGCGTAAATGGTGTATATTGATAAACAATGCGTAACAATTTTACAATTGCAAGTGTATTATTCTTTCTGGCTGAATATAGCTTAAGAGGGCTAAAGGCATGGGCATGGAGGGTTACGGCCGAGTGGCTGAAGACACCATGTTTAGTTTTGAGTAGGGACTATCTTTCTCATAGATGGACTCTTCCCGGAAGATTGTGGGTGCGTTCCAACTAATCCCACGAAAGACGCATTGTTTATTAATGTATAACAGAGAAGTATTATGTATAATATAAAAAAACACACATTTAAATTTAGAACTGGTGATACAGATGAAAAAGGCGGTTGTACTTTTATCGGTGGCTCATGGGTAGATAAAACAACAGACGAATTATTTAACAATAAAAAAATTGTATTGTTTAGTTTGCCTGGTGCATTTACACCAACATGTTCAGGCGAAGAGTTACCAAGTTATGATAGAATGTATCAAAATTTTAAAGACAGAGGCATTGATGATGTATATTGTGTATCAGTAAATGACGCCTTTGTAATGAATGCTTGGGCAAGAGATTTAGAAATTAAAAATGTTAAAATGATACCAGATGGTTGTGGTACATTTACAAGTAATATGGGTATGCTAGTTGCTAAACCTAAACAAGGTTTTGGTATGAGGTCTTGGCGATATGCAGCTATTGTAAATGATGGTATAATAGATAAGATTTTTGAAGAACCAGGTTTTAACAATTTTTCAGATGATGATGACCCTTATATGGTATCAACACCTGAAAATGTAATGAATTATTTAAATGCAAGCTAAAACTTGTATAAATAATAACGAGGCCGATAATATAGGCCACACAAAGACAACGAATACATTTAATATAGGAGAATAAATATGGATTTCGAATCGTTAAAAAGCTCGTCAAGTAATTTTGACGCAATAACAAAAGCTCTGGAAACAAAACTTTCACCAGAGGACCAATCAAACAAAAACAAATACCAAGACGACAGACTTTGGAAACCAGAGTTAGATAAAACTGGTAACGGCTATGCTGTTATTAGATTTTTACCTGCTCCTAATGGCGAAGAAATGCCATGGCAAAGAGTATGGTCTCATGCCTTTCAAGACAAAGGTGGTTGGTATATTGAGAACTCACTAACAACTTTAAATCATAAAGACCCGGTTAGTGAAGACAATACTAGATTATGGAATACTGGTGTTGATAGTGATAAAGATATCGCTAGAAAAAGAAAAAGAAAGTTGTCGTACTACTCTAACATTTTTATTGTTAGCGACCCTAAACATCCAGAAAATGAAGGTAAAGTTTTCTTATTTAAATTTGGTAAAAAGATTTTTGATAAGATTACAGAAGCAATGCAACCAGCATTTGAAGATGAATCACCAATCAACCCATTTGATTTTTGGAAAGGTGCAAACTTTAAACTAAAAATTAGAAAAGTTGATGGTTATTGGAACTATGACAAATCTGAATTTGAGGGTGTATCGCAATTAAAAGAGTCAGACAATGACATTAAGGCGATATGGGAAAAACAANANCCTCTNAAACCATTTGTTGACCCTAGTAATTTTAAGACCTATGATGAACTCAAAGAGAAACTGAATAGGGTAATTACGGGAACGCAAAGCACGACTACGGTAGATGAAGTAGACCTCCCACCACAGCAATCTACAAGTAGCGTGGAAATGCCAAAGGTAAACGAATCTAAGCCTGCTAGTGAAGATGACGACACATTGTCGTATTTTAGTAAGTTAGCAAGCGAAGATTAATCCTTTCTCTCTCTTACCGAGGTATTAGCCCTTAGCGAGAAATCGCTAAGGGTTTTCTTATAAATAGTGGTATGGCAATTGATATATTTGAACCACTAAAAGACTTACAAGGTAACAAGATGAAATCAGCGTCCTGGTATAGGAACGCTGTATCTTTAATTACAGATAGAAGTAGCCCTAGTGAACTATTTGCTAGTGGTAAATTACTAGGTAGACCTAGTGGTGGTCGTATGAGTATGTTTTTCTATGACCCTAAATTTAAAACAAGACTACCATATTATGATACTTTTCCGTTAGTGTTGCCATTAGAACCTATGAAAGGTGGATTTATAGGTCTTAATTTTCACTATTTACCATATGGTGCTAGATTTAAGTTTTTACAAGAATTACAACGATATGCCAGTAATGGTAAATTTGACCAATCAACAAAAATTCAAGCTTCATATAACTCAATTAAAAGTAATAAATATACTAAAGTGGCAATAAAAAGATACTTATACTCACATGTCAGGTCAAACTTTTTACGAGTAAATGTAAATGAGATGGCTTTGGCAGCATATTTACCAGTTGCACAATTTCAAGGTAGAACTTTGGGTGGTGTATTTGCAGCTGCAAGGAAGAATTTTTAGATGGCAATTTTAAGAGGCGGTAGACGAATAGGAAATTTTGACATAAGACTAGGTTTGCCTAGAGATAAGTCATTAGTAGATATTCATAAAGACCCTAGATTACAAAGACGACCAGGTGGTTCAGGCCAAATACAAAGGTTTCAATCACAAATAAATCAAGGTGAGGGTTTTGCTAGACCAAATAGATATTTAATTGTTATACACCCGCCACAAAAAATACAATTGACGCCAGGTGGACCACCATCTGAGCGAGGTAGAGATGATGATGTAAATGAATTAAAGAGCTCTCAAATGAGAGAAAATGTTGGTTTAATGTGTAATGCAATTACATTACCAACAAGAGATGTAAATACGGTTGACCATAGAATGTATGGACCAGGAAGAAAAATGCCTTATGCATATTCTTTTAATGGTAATATAGAGTGTTCTTTTTATGGTGATAAATTTTTAAGACAAAGATTATTTTTTGAGAACTGGCAAAAAGGTATAATGAACATTAATAGCCATAACATGAGATACTATGATGATTATGTTGGCAGTATGGACATATTTACATTAGGTCAGTTTGACTCACAACAAGATGATGAAGCAAGAGTAACATACGGTATTAGATTGTATGAAGTTTATCCACAAACAATAGGTTCAATAGAATATGCATATGCAAATGGTGACCAAGCGACCATTGTTCCTATTACATTAAACTTTAGAACATGGAGAAATTTGACCATTGACCAAGTCAATGGTGCTACGGTAGGCCAAGCAATTGGTGATGTGCCTACTATTAAAGCAAGTAAAGATTTTGGTTTGTTTGGTGGTATACTAAATAAACTGCCGCCTGAATTCAGACGAGCAGGTAGAGATATACTACAAACTACTAGAAGAAATCTACCAATTGGTAGAATAACTGGTGGAAGATTATTTCCACCTTTTGGTTAATATATTAATAAGGAGATAATATTATGGCATTGCCTATATTAGATACAGCGACATATGAGTTGACATTACCATCAAGTGATGTACAAGTCAAGTATAGACCTTTTCTTGTAAAAGAAGAAAAGATTTTATTACTGGCTATGGAATCTGAAGAAACTGCTCAAGTAACAAAAGCATTGAAAGAGATTGTTCATACTTGTACATTTGGTACTATAAATGTTGAAGCACTTCCTACATTTGATTTAGAATATATATTTTTAAATATAAGAGCTAAGTCAGTTGGTGAAGTTGCTAAACTTAAACTATTATGTCCAGACGATAAAGAAACCTACGCAAATGTAGAAGTTGATTTATCAAAGGTTGAGGTGCAAGTTGATGACAAGCACAGCAATGAGATACAGATTAACGATAAAATAAAAATGGTTATGAAGTATCCTACAATCAATAGTTTTGACCCAAGCGTTGACGCTACTAAATTAAAAACTGAACAATTATTTGATATAATTGCTGATACAGTTTATGAAATTTATGATGGTGAAACGGTGCATAAGGGTATGGATTATAGTAAAGAAGAGATGAAGAATTTTATTGAATCACTAACAAGTGAACATTTTAATAAAATACAACAATTCTTTAATACTATGCCAAGGTTACAACATGAACTAGAGATTGAAAACCCTAAAACAAAAGTAAAAAGTAAAGTAGTGTTGAGTGGTCTACAAAGTTTTTTCGTATCGCCCTCTCACATGACAGCCTAGAGAACTTATTTCAGGTAAACTTTGCTTTAATGCAACATCATAAATATTCTTTAACAGANTTAGAGAATATGGTGCCTTGGGAGAGGGAAATTTATGTTGATTTATTAATTAATCACATAAAAGAAGAAAAAGAAAAAGCTAGAGAAAGGGCTAANAAATGATACAAAAAATAAAATCAATGTTCGGCGCAGGCTGGTCAGGATTTAAATATGGTTGTAAACAATTGTGGCATTTTATTGAGGTAGAAGTACCTGAATTAATATCAAACTGGAGATTAGTACCAAGANTNATGATGGTCGCTTATGCATATGCATTTATGGAAGTTATCACTTGGTTTATGGCACTAGAGGCTCCTAACAACGCACAAGCAGGGTTAGTTTCAGTAGTAGTTGGTGCTGGCGCTGGTTGGTTTGCAATATATGTAAATGGTAAACCATCAAAAGTAAAAGCTAAAGATTAATGGCAATTAGAGATTCAATAGTAGGTGCAGTACAATCAGGCCAAATGGCCGTAGGCTCTGCCTTAACAGGTAGCGGCGGTGCTGTTATGGAAAGNGGTAGTGGTGCAGTACCATTACTAGAAGACCTACGAAGTATCTCCAGAGAAAATGAAGGCAATACAGAAAGACTTACAAATGTTTTAAAGTCTATGTTTGCCTTTGATAAGTCAAGATTTCAGAGAGAACGAGACCAACAAAGAGAAAATGATAAAGAAAGAATACAAGCACCAAGTGATGGTGCAGGTGGCGGTGGNGGTNTNANTAAAGANGATATAACTGGTGGTTTTGGTGCTGCTGGTTTGGCTGCNATNGNTNCATTAGCTTATTTTGCAAAAGAAATGGGTATGAATACAGACATACTCAAATTACCACAACAATTAAAATCAATGAGAGCAATGTCTACCTTTGCAAAAGGCATTGGTACAATAGGAACATTAGGCTTTGGTCCTAGAATTGTTAAAGATATTCAATTAGTGTTAAATCAATTTGGTGGTAATGTAAAAAATTTAGTTAAGACAAATATTGGTGCGCCTTTATTAGGTAAATTTGATGAGTTTAAAAAATTCTTTAAAGGTAATCCATTAGGAGGTATATTAAAATCATTTCAATCTGGTGTTATAACACCGGTTAAAAACTTTTTTAGTGTTGGTAGAGGTGGTGCTCTTGCAGGCTTATTACCAACTTTTGATGACGCTAAACTTGCATTGCAAAATGTGGTAAAACCAATCAAAGGTTTTTTTGGTGGTTTAACAGGTGCAGGTGGCATATTTAATGCAGTAGATGGACCAATTGCTTCTATATTAAAACCAATTCAAGCAATAGGTAAAACTATTGGTAAATTATTCTTGCCATTAACTATCATACTTGGTATATTTGACGGTGTATCAGGATTTACGAAAGAATATGAAAATACAGGTAAAATTGTAGATGGTATTAAAGGTGCAGTAGTAGGTATTGTAGATGGTTTTATTGGTACATTTGTTAGATTAATTACAGATTTAGTTGGCATGGCACTATCATTTTTAGGTTTAGATAATCTTGGTAAATTCGTAACAGAGTTTGGTGAAAAGATTACAGGTTTCTTTAGCGACGCCATTGGTGGTATAGTTGATATAATTACAGGTATATTTACATTAGACTTTGATAGAATATTAAAAGGTTTTGGTAATCTATTTTCTGGCACAGGCTCTTTCTTCTTGACCGTATTGACGGCGCCTATTGATATGGCAGTAAACTTTATTAAAGATATATTTGGTTTTGGTGACCCCGAAAAGCCATTTAGTTTATTAGACTTTTTCTTTGCAGATGATGGTCCTATAATGAGTGCCTTTAATTATATAAAAGATTTATTTACAATTGACTTTGGTGCCATAAAACAAAGACTATTTGACATGGGTGCATTATTTAAAGGTCTTGCTATGGGTGGTGTTGCAGCTGCGAAAGCAATATTACCGGGTGGTGAATCACCAGGTGAGGCATTTAAAAGAGTATTTGATAGTTACACAAAAGGTAATGAAGTAACAACAGATGTTGAAAGTGGTACAGAGATTGCTAAAATAGCAAGTGAAGATGTACAAGGAAATGTTACCGAACAAACATATAAAACAAATACAATTAATAATGCTGGTAATAATAGTGCAGTAACAATTATCAATAACGACCAATCAACTAAACAAGTTGCTAATTCTAATTATGCTAAGACTGAAACTTATACTGGCAGTTTAAATGTTAGTATTGACCCTTATTTTGATAGATATAATTATAATGGCGTGGCTTAATACTGGCCTAGGTCTTTTTCAGTAATTAATTTAAACTTCATACCCTTATCATCACAATAAGATTTTGCTGCTTGCCATTTTGCTTGGTTTTTGATATATTCAAATGACTCTCTCATGTAAGACTTGGTTTTCTTTTTAGGTGTTTTAGGTTTTGCTACTTGTCTTGATGGTTTTATTTCAATCATAAACTTCTCATTATTGACCGTCTTTACAATAAAGTCAGGAAAGTATCTATGATATTTTTTGTCTAGTGGATTATAATATCTAACTGGTAATTCTTCACTTGCCCAATATAATATATCCTCATTTAGGTCACAATAACGCATGAACCGTCTTTCCAATAATGACCGATATACTATTTGTTTGGTGTTACCTATGTATTTCTTTGGATTGGTGGGTCTAAACAAACCTCTATAACTCTTTCTCATAATGTACCTATAATCTATATAAATATTACTAACTAAAGGTTATTTATACATGGCATTTAAATCATTAAAAAATCACATAGGCAATCTTGCTACAGGTTTTGTATCAGGTCAGATTAGTAATTTTCTAAATTCTGGTAAGGCAAAAGATAGTGGTAAAGTAGCAGCTCAGTTATTAAAAAAAGGACCATTTGATATACCAGATAGTCCTTCACAAAAGGTAAGAGAAAACCCATTATCATTTAGTCCTGTACAATATCCACTAGACCTAGGTAGTAATGAACTTGGCCATTACATATTATTTGAATCAGGTTTTATAGGTTATAGTCCACAAGTAAGTGCTTTTAGAAATTCAAATGAAGCTGGTACAGCAGATGGTGGTACGGTAAGAACTACACCTAAAATTACAGCAAAAGTACCAGGTCATTCTATTACAACATCTGGCATAGCATTGTATATGCCTAACTCTGTAAAAGTAAGTTATAATCAAAGTTATGAT